CGATCAGCTTCGCGAGCGCGGTGCCGATCTTGTCTTCGTCGCCGCGAGTCTTGGCCTCGATCGCGAAAGCAATCGCCGATTCGGGGATGCGGACCGGGGCGAACTCCCTGACGGCGCCGAGCCAGAACCGCCCCGGGTCGCCCGTGGACGAGTCGGGCCACGTCTGCTGGTCCGAGATGCCGACATAGAGGCTGTCCACCTGCGTCCCGTCGGCGCGCGGCAGGTCGAGCCGCGCCAGCAGGGACAGCGCGCCCTGCTTCGAGCGCCACTGGCGCAGGAACTCGGCGGTCGCCATCAGCCCAGCACCTCGATCTCCACGTCGCAGTCCCACAGGTTCGGCGGCGCCCAGGCGTGCCGCCAGCGCAGGTCGCTGTTCGCCAGCACGACCGGGCGTGCCACGTCGTTCTGGTCAATCCAGACGGCGGGCTCGCGGCGGCTGGCCGCGCCGAAGATCGCGTCGATCTTGGTCCGCATCGCATCGGTAACGGTGCGGAACGGCAGGACGACCAGCCGGCGCGGGTCGCCGACGCTCACGACCTCCAGGTGCCCGGCCCCGTTCCGGCTCTGGATGGACGGGAACACCATCAGGTCCTCGGCGCCGGGCGAATAGACGATCCCGAGGTCCTGCGTCACGGGCGCCAGGCTGATCGAGCCGATGGAGAACCCGCTGGCCGGGGCGAACGTGAACAGGAATCGCCAGTACATGCCGATCGTCGAGGCGGCGAGGACAAACCCATTGTGCCTGGCGTCCAGCGACCCGCCGATGAGACTCGTCCACGGGCCGGTGCTGGAGTAGCCCGCGCTCGCGATCCGGTAGCTCGCGGTGAACGGCAGCGACAGCAGGCGGCAGCCGAAGAAGCCGAGGAACGCGATGGTGGAACTCACCGTCTGGATGTGAAGCTCGACCGTGCTGGGCGTCGTCCCCTGCGGCGTGACCCAGGGCGTGTAGAGGCTCGGGTTGAGCAGGTTGCTCATTGGGTACTGCGGGTCCTCGACAAGCGCGGGCGGGTCCGCGAAGTTCGCGGTGTCGCCGTTGATGATCCTCGGCAGCGTCGAGCCAAATAGGTTCAAGATTTTGTTGTCGGCCGGCCTGATGAAGCGCGTCGTGGTGCCCACGCTAGTACGTCCCCGCGAGCACGACGCGGTCCATAGCGCGCCGCATCTCGCCGCCCGGCTGGGTGAGCGACATCACGACGCTGCGCGCGTCGAGCGCGTAGATGTTGTAGGTGTCGCCGCCCCGCTCCCGGCCGTCCCGGCGTGCGCCGTAGCCGCCAACGATCTGCCCAGAACCCGCGCTGCCGATGGCCCCCCCGGCCAAGCTCAGCGCGGAGCCGCCGCCCGGCAGGAGGCTAGCCAGGAGTCGCAGGAACCCGGCGGCGACCAACTTCGACAGTTCGGCCAGAACGGCCTGCACGATGGACGAGGCGATGGTCAGCAGCGCGCTCCCGAACGTCTGCGTGCTGCCGATCAGGTTGGTGAACACGGTCTGGAATGACGAGAAGATCGCCTGGGATATGGACTGCATGGATCGCGAGAACAAGTTGTAGGAGTTGAGCACGTCGTCCAGCGAAGCCACGAACTCCTGCACGTCGTCCTTCTGGAGCATCTGGCCTAGCGCGGTGCGGTCCTCGCGGGACAGGCCGCCGCGCGTCAGCAGCGGTCGCATCTCCTGGAGTGCCGCGCTCCGCCCCATGTCCTCGACCACGTCGGACATCTCAGCCGCCGCGCGCTCCCACGCCTCGGGAACGCCGAGGAACAGGTCGCGTGCCGCCCGGATGTTCTCCGGCCCGCGCAGGCGCTCCAGCGTCTTCATCATCCTGTCCAGCGCGGCCTGCTGCTCGGGGTCAACGCCCGTCTCGATGACCGGGAGGCCGCCGAGTGGGTCGCGCTCGCGCTCGTCGCGGCGTCGATTCATCTCCTGCCACAATGCCGCGGCGCGCGCCTCGACCTCGGCGATCACCTGCGCGGCCTTGCCGGCATCGCGCCCGATGGCGTTGAACAGCGTTGCGGCGGCCTGCTGACGCGTCGTGACCTCCAGCAGCCTCTCGAACCAGCCGGCCAGGTCCTCGATCTCCTCGCGCGCCGCGATGCTCCGGCGCCCGAGGTTGCTCATGGCGAGGTCGATGGCCTTGATCTTGTCGGGCACGCGCTCGTAGGCCGACGCCGCATCGCCGGCCAGCGCGGCGTGGACGAGGGGGGCGCGCTGGATGACGCGCTCCACGATGGCGCGCTCGATGGCCTGGCCGCCGCGCTCGACGGGCGCCAGCATCCGCTCGATCTCGGTCCGCGCGCCAGAGAACGAGGCCGCCAGGCGGTCCACGTCGCGGTCCGTCGTCGCGAGGCGCCCGACCGACTTGAACAGGTCGTCGATGGTCTCTTTGGTCTTGCCGGACGAGCCCTTGAGGATGTCGAGCGCGGCCTCGACGCGCGCGCTGGCGCGCTCGGCCTCCTGCGCCTGGTGGGCCGAGATCATTGCCGGCGGCTCCTCGACGCGCCTCACCTGGCGGGCCGGGTCGAGCACCACCGGGCCACCGAGGCCGGACGGGAGCCGGACGTCGGCCAGGCCCTCGATGATCCGCTTGGTGAGGAGGACCTCGCTCCGGATGCCCTCGGCGGTCTTGCGTGACACGCGGTCAATCGCGCCAAAGATCGGCAGTACCGCTATGCGGAGTTCGTTACCCAGCCCCTTCCACGCCTGGCCGGTCGTGGATATCTGGCGCGCGTGCGCGACCAGGGCCTTGTCCACGTCGTCGCCCAGGATGACGCCCAGGCCGCGCCCCTCGGCGGCCAGGTCGGCGAACCCCTTCTTGCCGAGGACCAGCATCGGCAGGAGTCGCGCCGCCATGCGCCCGCCCATGAGTTCCGAGGCAAGCTGGAGGCGCGCGGTCTCGTTGGTCATGCCTGCGAACACGCCCATCAGGTCAACCAGCACGTCCCCGACGCCGCGCAGTTGGCCAGAGGAGTCGAGCGTGGCGATCCCGAGCGCCTCGAACGCCTCGCGCTTCTCGGTGAGGTTCTGCGCGAGCATGCGCATCCCCATCTGGAGCGAGCCGATCTCGATGCCGAGAGTCTGTGACCCGTGGCGCAGCGTCTCCAGGGCCTCGACGCTGAGGCCGGTCTCGATCTTCTCAACGCCGATCCGGCGCTGTTCGAGCGCCAGTTCCCTGACCGACTGGATCGCGTGCTTGACGGCCTGGTCCAGACGCTGAATACCCTGGGTGATCGCCGTGCCGGCGATGCCACCCAGGAAGCCGCCGATGCCCGCCGCGCCGACGGGACCCAGGGCGGAAAGGGCCTGACCGCCGATGCCCTTGAGGGACGCCCCGAACCCGCGCGCCGTCGCGGCTCCAGACTTCATCCGGCCTTCGAGAATCCCGATCTTGCGCTCCAACTGGGTGAGTTCCTCGACCGTCGCCTTGGTTCTCACCTGGAACATCAGCGGGGCGCCGCGCTCGCCGAGGGCGAGGATGCGCTTGGTCAGGTCGCCGCGCATCTCGCGGCGGAGAACCCTGTCGGCCGCCACGTCGAGGGTACGGAAGCTGTCGGCGGCGCGGATCGCAGCCGCCTCAGACTTGCCGAGCGCCCTCGGGAGCAGTTCGGCTACGCGCTTCTCGAACTCCAGAATCTTGTCGGCCGAGAAGCCGCGCACGTTCATGAGGAACTGGTGGAACTGCTCGTTGGTCGCGAAGATGCCGCGCCCGGCCGCGCTGATGCCCCGGGCGAGGCGGAGGGCCTCCTGCTCCGCGGGGCTCAACGCGCGCTGCGCAACTTGGCCGAGCGCGGCCATGCTCGCGGCGAGGCGCTCCGTCTCCCCCGACACCGCCTGAATCTTGGGCATCAGGGACTCGTGGATGATCGGCGTCCGCGACGCGGTAGCCGCCACGGCCGCCAACTTCTCGACCGACCGCGCGGTGCCTTCCACGACGACCCGCGCGTCGTCGCGCGCCTTGAGGACGAACTCAACGATGGGTCCGGCCATCTCTCACGCCCTGTCCTTGTACAGCAGCGCCAACGAGAGCAGGACGCGCCCGACACCAAACTCGTCTTGCGCGGGTGCGCCCTGCATCGCCATCCCGAATATCACGTCGCGCGCCCTGAGCGCGGCGCGCATGACCGACACGTTGAACCCTAGGTGCGGGTCATGCAGCACCTCCCACGGCGTCCTGCCCGACGCCACCGCCAGCCTCCACCACTCCAGGGCCGTCGCCCCGCCCTCCTCCGTCTCCATCAGGAAAGGACAGGGCTTCGGCCTCCTCGCCCACGTGGAGCCGGGCGACGGCCTCTGCCAGCGCCACCAGGTCGCGCGCCGAGAGCGCCCGCCCGTGGATCGAGCGGGGGTTCGGCCTCGCGTCCCCGAAGTAGAACGCGGGCCGCACCTCGTCGCCGTCCGGGCCGGCGAGCGACGTGCCGGCCTCGACGAGCATCGGCGCCCACCGGACGTTGAACTCAAGGGCCTGCTGCTCGCTCATCTCCTCGCGCTTCGTGGCGACGCCGGGCAGGGACCTGGCCTGGCGCACGACGCACAGCGGGTCCGGCTTCTCGCAGCGGACGCGGACGGCCTCGCCCGCCACGGTCTTGAGGTCGTTCAGCACGACGATCTCGTACGGGATCGCGACGTCGAGCGCGTTCGTAACATGGTTGTCGCTCACGGGGAGCCTCCTCTACGCCAGCGCCGCGTCCGTGTTGCGGAACCGCATGACCGTCGCGGCGAGGTCGGTCGGGTCCTGGAACCCCTCCATCGTCACCGTAGACAGGACGATGCCGTACCCCTCGACCGGCGCGCTCCAGTCCACGTACTCGGCCGAGCCGGCGCGAAGCTCGAACTCTCTCTTGCTGCTGGCCCCGATGGTGTCGGGGTGCTGGAACAGCAGCTTCGGAGACGGCGCCGTGGCCGGGTAGTTGCGGATCGCGTCGAACGTCTTCTTGCTCAGGAACTCCTCGACCATCTGCCAGCGCATGGCCACGAACTCGTTCGGGATGGCCTCGTCTGGGTTCTTGGAGCTCATGTAGAAGCGGTCCTCGGCGCGGGGCGCCTCCATCGTGATGTCGAAGCTCCGAACGCGGACGCTCTCGGACAGCGTGTCCTGCCCGTCGTCCACCGTGATCGCCTGGTGGTAGAGGACCGGGGCGAGCGTCGGCAGTGCGCCGTAGAATGAGACCGTTTGGCCCGTGTGACTCGCCCCGTCCGTCGAGAAGGTGCTGATCGTGAGAGTCGTGGCCGCCACGATGGTGACGTAGGCGCCGGTCGGGAAGAAGGTGTTGCTGATGACCATGCCGACCTTCACGCCGTCCGTCACGAACGAGCCGGTCGCGCGCGTGATCGTGTTGTGAGTCGGCGAGGCCGGGATGGTCAGTGTTCCGATGTCGGCGATGGCCTTGGTGGGCGTCTGGTCCGACTGCATGTCTCTCGCGAATACGCCGACCTCGGCCTGGAGCATGGCCTCCGCCCCCTGCCCGGCGGTCGCGCGCACCACGATCCTCGGCACCTTCACGCCGGTCAGCAGAAAGACCTTGCCGGCCGGCATGTCGCCGATGCCGAGTTCGAGGCTGTGAGACACCTCGGTCGTCCCCTCCTTCATCGTGTGATCCACCACGCCCGACTCGACCGTGGCGGACGAGTAGCCGGAGAACAGGTTGCGCGCGAGTTCCATGAGGCCGCCGTCGTAGTTCATGCGGAACACCAGGTTGCCGCGATAAACCTTGGCGCCCTCGTAGATCGCGCGCCGAGAGCGGGCGTTGTTGAGCGACGGGTCGGGAATCTGCCCGGCAACCGGCTGGATATTCGCGCTGATGAGTTCGAGCCGGTGCGAGAGGAAAGTGGGCTTGGTACCGAAGGTCCCTTCCTTCCCAAGTTGCAGGTAACTCTTGTATCCGAAGGCCGGCATCGCGTTTCCTCCCGCCCGCTAGTGGGCGACCTCGTACTCGTTGAACACCGCCTGGTGGCCGATGTAGATGCCGGCCGGCCGCATCTCGATCCCGTGCGTGAAGCCCTCGTACCACGTCGGCTGCTGGATCAGCGCGGTCATGGCCGCCTCGTTCTGCCGCAGGGCGTTACGCACGTCCTCCAGCCCATTGAGCATCGTGCGCTGGCTCTCCGCCGCGATCCATATGGCCCAGCGCGTGCGCCAGCGATGCGTCGTGTGTCCGGCCGGCGACTGTTCCGTGGGGACGGTGCTGATGAACTGGAGCCACACGGCGATCTTGCCTGACGGTGGCGGCGCGATGGCGTCTCCCGGGTAGCCCTCGGCCAGCGTTGCGACGGTCGTGCGCCAGTTCAAGGCGGGGACGCCGATGGCCTGGAGGGCAGCGAGCAGCGCGTCCGCGATCCGGTTTTCGATTGCCTCGCTCGGCACTCACCCGTCTCCCCTCATGCCGGGATGCACACGAGCCTCAACTGGAGCCCGTCGTCCTCGCGCCGCGTCCACAGCACCCTGTACTCCGCGTCTCCGATGATCACCAGGCCCCCCTCGCCGAGACCCTTGAAGTAGTCGCTGCGCACCACGACAGTCATCACCTTGCCGCCGAAGCTGGCCGTCTCGGCCCTCAGCAGGTCCTCGTCCCGCGTGTCCACGTAGCAGCGGCCTTCGAGGGCGCCGAACCGGATCGGGATGCCTGTCTCGGCCAGCGCCGCGTCGAAGTCCGCCTGCCCGTAGTGCGGTATCGCCATCGCCTACTTGATCTTCTTGTACCCCACGATGCAGTGCGCCGAACTGATCGCGGGCGTGGTCCCCGCGATGGTCGCGTTGATCCGCAGGTACCGCTTGCAGGCGCTCTTGTTGATCACCACTGACTCGTCGGCCTTCAGGTCGGACTGCGTGAAGGTCGGGAACGTGGCGACCGTCGAGACGCCCGAGCCGAAGCCGGACGCGTCGCTCGTCTCCACGACGCCCACGAGGGTCTGCGCGCCCGTCGCCGCGACGCACGCCTGGTACACGAGCAACTGCCCGTCGTAGTCGAGCAGGTCGAACGCGGCGCTCGCCCACGTCGCCGACGCACGATCCTTCGCCTCCAGCAAGGTCGGGGTCGCCTCCTGGAGACTGTTCACGAGAGCCGTCATGCTTCGTTCTCCTCTTGATCCGCCCGGATGTTGGGCAGGCTCGGCTCGCGATTCGCCGGCACCTCGTCGCTTACCTGGACCGCCTCAAGAACCGGGGCCACCTTGCCGGTTCCGATGTACTGCCTGGCCCCGATCTCGTCCATGTCCACGATGTCGCCCGGGTAAGCATCCCGGCCCCCACCGAGGCAGAACCCGCGCAGCACGCGCACGCGCATCTTCGGCACCTCCTCGGGCGCCAGCCGGCGCCCGTACATGTCGAGGTGTGTCACCACGTCTGCCACTACGACAGCGTGGCTCCCGTCGCCTTGCAGAACGACTCGGGGTGCAGCACGCCCAGGTCACACATCTGGAACGTGTGGACCTTGATGATCTGCTTGTCGGCGCTCGTGTACGGGTCGGGGAGCAGTTCGAGCGCCCCGAACAGGCCGATGATGAGCTCGGCCCAGTTGCCGTACGCGATGCCGTGCTCCGTGCCGCCGGTGTCTTCCGACCCGCTCATGAGCTTGCTGACCTGGTTGGTCGAGTGGGCGTTGTAGCCCATGACCGTGCCGTCGCGGATCGTGCCCTGCCAGAGCCAGTTGCCCATCGCCGCGGTATCGTGCTCGGGCTTGGTGCGCAGCACGCCGGCCATCTCCGGCGTGGTGATGAAGCGCAGCGTGCCCATGTCGGCGTTGTCCGCCGCCACGGCCACGATCATGTCCTTGAGCAGCGCGAGCGTCGGCACACCGCCCATCGCCACCGCGTTCACGCCGCTGAACTTGTAGATGCCGTGCGGCTCGCCGCCCGTCCCCTTGCCGTGCAGGCCGGTCTTGTCGATCCTGAGCGCGTGCGCGGTCGCGAGTTCCAGCCGCGTGCGGGCCTCCATGTCGATGGCCGACTGGGCCAGCAGTTGCCGCGTCATCAGAACAAGGCCGCGCAGCGTCTTCTGGCTCATGTTCATCAGGCCGAACGACAGGTCGCTGGCCGTGGTCGCTGCCGCCGGGTTCTCGGCCGCCCACTCCACCGTCGCCCCGGCCGTCACCTTCGGGAACTGCACGGGGCCGGTGAGCCCGGGCATGATCGTCGCCCCGGCCGTCGCGAGGATGCTCCGGTTGCGGAGCAGTTCGATGAGGGCGCCGTACTGCTGCTGGACGAGTTCCGTGCCCTTGCCCACGTCAATGCCGGTCATGGTGCGCCGGCCGAGGCCCGACACCTCGAACGCCAGCGCCTCCATGCGCTCCTCGTCCGTGCGCAGGTCGAGCGGGACGATGACCTCGCCCATCCTGGGCGCGGCCGAGGGCCACTTCGCCGCGATGGCGTCGCTGACCCGCTTCTCCAGCCCGCTCAGGCTGTGGTTCACGCAGCCTCGGATGGCGTTGAAGTACGAGTACTGCCGCCGCTCCTTCGCACTCATGGCCGAGATGACCTGCTCGGACGCGGGCTGCGCGACGCCGATGGTCTGCCGCGCCGCCTGGAGCCGCGCCGCCACCTGCTCGACCGAGAGCGCGGACAGGATGAACTCCTGCGCCCTGTCGGCGAAGCCGGCCGTCCGGCACAACTCGCGGATGCGATCCGCGCGCTTGTCCTCCGGCTCGGCCGTCACCTCCGTCGCCTCGACCCGAGGGCGCGGGTCGTCGTCGGGCACCTCGATGATCGTGCCCCTCTCGTCGCGAACCTTCTTCATGGCTCGGTTCTCCTTCGGATGTTCGAGTTCCAACGGGGACTCGTACCCTGCGTCCTGCCCGCGCCCGACGCCGGCGTTGATGTCGGCTGGGACGCTGACGATGCTCACCTCGGCCGGCTGCCAGCGCGTGACCAGCCACACGTCCACGCCGCCGTCCCGCGTCTCAACCAGCTTCGCCTTCTTGATGAAGTATCCGACCGAGATGCCCTGCCGGATGCGGTCGGCCACGTCCTGCTCGACCTCGCGCCCACGAGCGCCGCGCGAGAATCGGATGCTCGCGCGCAGCACCTTGTCCGAGTCCACGCGCGAGTCCTCGACCACGCCCACCTGGTCGCCCCGGTGGTCCACGAGGACGGCGGCGCCGCGCTTGAGGCGCGCCATATCCACCGCGCCCTTGTCGTGGCTCAGGACCTCGATCCCGAACCACCGCTCCACCTCGGCCTCAGTGCTGACCGCGACCTCGTAGAGCGCGGGCTTGTCGTCCGTCGCGTCCTGGACGCGGGTGATCTGGCACGTTCGGTACTGGATCGGCAGCGTGCCGACCCCGTGAAGCCTCCGGCGCGGCGTGCTCATCTGGCCCTCCTGCGAGCGCCAGCCTGCCGGGCGGCAGCGAGGCCCGCAAGTCTATTCTCCGTTGTCTCGCCACCGTTTCGATTCGGGGCCGCCTCGTCGTCGGGGTCCGCGCTCCCCGTCGAATCCGCAGACTGGCCGCCGCTCGGCGGCCCCGACACGTCAACTCCATACTGCGCAGCGAGGTCCGCCTCGGCCGCAAGGTCCTCCAGGACCGACACGAACTCCACGCCCTGCTCGGCGAGAGCGCGCTGCCGCGACGTGAGGCCGGCCTGGATCGCGATGACGGCGGCCTGCACGTCCTTGAGCGGGTCCACCCACGGCCAGCCGCGCGGCGCCCACGCGCACGCCATGTAGGACTCCGCGTCGGCGCTGGGCAGGACGATACCCTCGTCGCCGCCCGTGGCCGCGCCCTGGATGACCGCCGACCGAAGCCACTCGCGGTAGATCGGCCGGATGAAGCTCTTGACCCACCACTTCTGCACCAGGCGCCATACGTCGCGCTCGATGAGCAGCCCGGAGCGCATGCTGCTGTAGTTCACGCCCTCCAGGTCCGACGCGAGCGCGTTGTACGACACGCCCAGGCCGGTCGCGATCTCGCGCATCTTGTCCTTGATGTAGGCCCCGTACGCCGTCGGCGGGTGGTCGGGGTTCCAGTCGGCGACCTCGTAGCCGTCCGGGAGCACCAGGAACGTGCCGGGATTCGCCTCAATCTCAAGCTCACCCTTGTCGTCCGGCGCGAGCGTCGCGGCCGTGTCGAGCCCCTCGCGGCGCTGGAAGAACGCCATCTTGGCCGCCCCGATGCGCGCGGCGACCAGCTCGGCCTCTCGATAGCCCTCCAGGCCCTTGATCGTCACCATGACGCTGACCATCCCAGGGAGGCCGCGCGTCTGGCCAGCCGTCTCGTGCTCGTAGATATGAAGCATCTGATCGGCCGGGATGCGCACGCGCTCGCGGCCCGCGTAGTTGTACAGGCGCGGCGGCCGGTTCCAGACGTGGTACGCGAGCGGCCGGCCGTACTGGTTCACCTCGACGCCGAGCCTGACCTCGTTCTGCGCGCCCTCGCCGGCTACGTCGTACGTCTCGTCGAGCAGCACCGGGTCCACGGCCTCCAGGGCGAAGCCGTAGGGGTTGTCCCGGAACCCGCGCCAGAGTCGCACCGGCACCTCGCCGTCGCGGACGGCGCTCTTGAGCGCGAGCCGCTGGAGCGAGTCGAAGTCAAGCTTGCCGTCAATCGTGACCTCCTCGCACCAGTCCTGCCAGGCGTCCCGCAGCATGCTGTTCACGTCCGCGAGCAGTTCTCCGTTGCGCCCGCGAACCATCGGGCGGCACTGGAACCCGCTCGGCCCGATCACGTTCACGCCCACCATGCGCAGGAAGTGGCGCGCGACTGGGCTATTGTGCTCCAGGTCGCGCGCCCGATCGCGCATCCGGCACAAGCCGCCCCGCAGGCTGTCGTCCACGTGCAGGCCCGACGTGGCCCAGTCAAGCAGGAGCCGGTGCACCTCGGCCGCCTGGAACGAGGACTGGCGAGCGCGCGGCGACTCGCCCCGCAGGGCGCGCCAGGCGGTGCGCAACCTGGATCGGATGGGTCGGCCCTTCATTCGGAAGCCACTCCGGTGATGAGAGCCTTGATCGGGATACCAAACCTGCCCCTGTGCGCCTGCTGCAAGACGCTGATTTTCAGGGACGTTCGGATGCGAAGCAGTCGGCTGATGTCTGCCTTGGTGAACGAGCGGTTCCCGATCTGGTAAGCCTGCACCGGGCTGGTCATCAGCATCGTCAGCGCCGCCTCGATCAGCGGCAGCATGCGCTGCTCCCACGTGAGGATGTCACCGGCGCCGGCCGCCGCGATGTTCGCGAACACCTCCACGTTGCCCGACGCGGCCTCGTAGGACTTGCCGGCCTTCGTCGCGACCTCGCGCCACACGTAGTCGCCGGGAAGCAGGGGCGTCGTGATCGCGTCCGTGAGCGTAAACACGAAGCTCGCGGCGCTCGCCGCGCCAGCCAGCGGCTCGATCACACTCTGGCCAGCGAGGTAGAGCTTCATGCCCCACCCGTCGTTCGCCGGATAGTTCGCGTCGGTCTTGGTGTAGGTGACGTGCGTGCCGGCCGGGAAGGCCGGCGGCATCGCCGTCAGGTTCGATGCGGGAGTGATGGTGGCCACGCGGGGAGCGTGGCACAGCCGCACCGCAACGGAAGTCTATTCTCGGTTGTCTCGCCGCACCCTACTGGCGCCAGCGATTGATCCAGCCGGGCGGCCTGGGGCGGAACGGGATCGTGGAGGGCGCAGCGCGGCCCGCCGGCCCCGAGTCGCCGGGCTCCGCGAGCCGCTTCGCCCGGTCGCCCAGCGACGCGACGACCTGCTGGCCGAGGATGTACAGCGCGGCCAGGCAGTACACCTCCAGGTCGAAGGCCTCGTTGCGCTCGCGCAGCTTGACCCACTCGCGGATCGCCCCACGCCCCTTGGCGTAGGCATGCACGGCGCGCTCGGCAGTCAACTGCGCCAGATACTCGTCGTCCACCCAATCCGGCAGGTGGACGTAGCCGGGGCCGTGGCCGGGAATCTGGAGGCGCCCCATCACCACGTCCTTCCCCGTGTCCACGCAGAGCGTGAACAGCGGCACGCGGAACCGGTTCTTGCGCGTCGGGCGCTCGACGAGCGGCTTGCCCGTCACGCTTCCGCCCTTGATCGGGAACGTGCGGCGCCCGGCGAGCAGGGCGGCCCGGCAGTACTTGTACACGCGCTCCGTGTGGAGCCCGCCCGAGTCGGCGACGGCGCACGAGATGGGCACCTCGCGCCCGCTCTCGTGCTTGAACTTCTGGTCGAGAAACGCCGTGAGGTCGTGCCAGAGCTTGTCGCCCACCGGGTCGCCGTAGATGCGCGCGTAGGCGACGAGCCACGACTCCTCCAGCGCGCCGTAGCCCTTCACGGCGACCTCGACTCGGTCGGCCTGCGTGTCAACCGCGGCGACCAGTACGCCGACGCCACTCGGTACGTCGGCCTTGAACTTCTCCAGGCGTCCCGAGAGCATCGAGATGCTCACGGCGTCCCCCTTCTCCTCCCACGTCTCACCGAGCACGGTGTTCACCCAGGTCTTGAGCTTGAACGGATCGTCCTTTGCATCCAGGAACTCGCCTACGCAGTTCGACCAGGACTTCCAGCCGACGGGCGAGTAGAGCGTGCTGATGTGGAAACCAGCGACCGCGTATCGCCCCACGGCGGTCGGCCTCCACTCGCCCCGCGACAGCATCCACGTCTTGTGGTCCTCGGAGATGAGCGCGCCGCAGCCCGAGCAGGCCAGGCGGGTCGTCTGCGGGTCGCGTCCCTCGAACACGATGTGGTGGTGCGCGCCCTCCTCGCCGCGCCAGCCGCCCTTCGACCACTGGATCCAGTCCATGTGGCCGCACTCTGGGCATGGCACGAAGTAGCGGCGCTGGTCGCTGGCCATGAACTCGCGCTCGATGCGCGAGAGGCCCTTGATGGTCGGCGTGCTGGTGAGGAATATCTTGCGGCGCAGGAAGTTCGACGTGCGCTTCTCGGCCAGCGAGACCGGGTCGCCCTCGCCCTCCACGTCGCCCGGGTAGCGGTCCACCTCGTCGCAGAACAGGAAGCGGACGGGCATCGAGCGCAGCGCGCTGGCGCTGTTCGCGCCCGTCATCATGAGTAGGCCATTCCTGAACTGCTTCACGAGCACCGTGTTGCCCGAGTCGCGCGAGCGTGGCTCGCTCACCAGGCCGCGCAGCGCGGGCGACTCCTCGATCATCGGCGCGATGCGCTGCCGGCTAACCTTCTTCACCATGTCCACGGTCGGTTCGATGTAGAGCATCGGCCCGGGGCTCCGGTGGATGATGTGCCCGAGCCAGTTGTTGCCGCACTCCGTCTTGCCGATCTGCGCGCCGGCCATCATCACGACCTTGTGCCAGAGAGTGCCCGGCGACAAGCAGTCCATGATCTCGCGCAGGTAGGGGACGCGCGACGTGCGCCAGCGACCCGGCTCGGGGCTCGACACCTCGGACAAGACTCGGTGACGGTCAGCCCACTCGCTGACCGTCTGGACGACCTCGCGCCGAACTCCGTCGGCGAACGCACGCAGCGCGACCTCAAGCGTGGTGTTTGCCATTCTCGGACTCGCCGAGCCGCGCAAGCTCGTCCCGCACCTCGTTCACCTCGGCCTCGATGGCCGCATAGATGTCCTCGTGTCTTCCCCCGAGCCCAGCCACGACCGGTGTCACGCGTGCCGCTATCACGCTCAGCCTCTCGCCGACCCTGCGGCCCGTCTCGCGCAGCGAGTCCCGCATCTCCTGAACCGGGACGACCTCGCCAATCTTGCGCTTGTACTCAAGCTCGGCGAGCTTCGCCTCGTACGCCTCGCGCATCGCGCGTGCGCCACGGATGGTCTGATCTATGTTGCTGAGGTCCGCGCCGGAGCGACCAGAACCACCACGGTAGGGGGACGTGTTCGCGTCCCACTCGACCATCGCGGCGTCAGCGTCAATCGTACCGTCTGCGAGGACCGACTTCTGGAGGATGCCGCGCCGGACCGCCTGCGAAACCGCCGACGGCGTCACGCCACGCAGCCTCGCGAACGCCGACAGGCTGATCCCCACCCTAGCCTCCACTCAAGCGAGGCCGCGCGCTACTGCCTGCGGGCAAACCTTCGCCGCATCTCGCGACACAGCACCTCCACGGCCGCGCGCGCGTCGCCAGGTGCTTCGCGGGGAACGAAGTAGCCGCGCACCATCCATTCCTCAAGGATCGCCTGCCGCGCGCGCGGCGACCTCGCCCGCATGGCCCTCACTAACCCCCTCGCGTCGCCCCACTCCATGTTCACCCCCGCTCGCGGCCTATCCTACAGCGGCCGCCCAGCACGACGCGCAGCCGAATCGCGTAAAGCATTAAGTATCCGCAAGATAGAGTCACTAGGAAAATGTCTAGCCTCCGGACC